CAGGTAAGTTTTGCCTTTGATGTCCGACTAACCGGAGGTTAGTATGGCGCGTAAGACCGGGAGTAAACTGCGGCCGGCGACTCGTAAGAAGCAGCTACATCAAGCGCCTGTAAGTAAACAAGTGGGACAAGTGCTCCTCACCCTAGTACGAAAGGGGCAAGTGGCATCTCAACTTAGCTTTAATAGAGTTAGGCGGTGGTTGTCCCATATGGATGAAGGCTCGAAGGTCGATTACCGAACTCCGTTCTACTCGACAAGGGACTCGAGAGGACGTATCGTGTATACCGACCGCGGGAGGATTGTGACCCAGTTCGATGACGTCTACAAGCACGTGGCAATCGAGGACCGTATCCTTAGTGAGTATTGCGACGACATCGAGATGGAGGAGAGAGAGAACATCGGTCCGATGTCACCTTTCCTCCCCTGGGATAAAGACGGACCGGCAAAAGCCCGAGCTGTCTTCCGGGACAAACCACGTCAACCGGGGTTCGACGAAGGCGCATACAAGCGCGCCCTAGAGCGCTTGGCCTCCCTCCTACCCGCACAATCCTGTGATCTTATCTCACCAGAAGAAGCCGTTAAAGGGACTGGTGACGGTAGTAATTTAGGTATGGACACTACAACTAATTCGGGGAGCCCCTGGTGGCGCCGGGTTTGGAAACCAAGTGGCGGCGATGCAGGACAAGTCTCAGTGGATGAATTGGAAGATGTCCAACAAGTCTATTCTTGGATTTTAGCGAAAGTAGCTAATGACATAAAGCTACTTGACGGGGATACACCCAGTAGCGAGTTACCATTATACTGGGCAACGTCCTCGCAGCGACTCGTTCAGAAAGGTCCTAAACCTTTCAGCCCAAAATCAAAGCGTCTCGTGATTGCGTATCCTAAAGAAGAAGCAATTATCGGAAGAACCATCACTTTTAACATGATGGATGCACTCCGTGATGTTAAGATGGTGGGGGGTAACTACCTGATGGCTGCGTGGAACGCACTACCAGTAGTGGATACCAATTGCCAGATATTGCTCAAGGACGCACACGATCACAATGAGATTGTCAATTCCGGAGACGTCTCAGCGTTTGATGCAACCGTCCCCCCGTGGTTATTGGAGGACGTTGGACGAGTAATCGCTTCATGGATCAGAGGCGGCGAGAAGCGCATGAGGAACCTAGTGCATTGCATAACGCATCGCACCGTGTTAATCACCCCCTCTGGGCTCTATGGACCGGGAGTTAACTCCCTTCCGTCAGGGTCCAGCCTAACACAGGTTCTAGGTTCTGGGTCTAATGCATTGATCCAATTCTTTGGTGAAGAATTGGGACTCTATGCGCTTAGATGCCTGATGGTACTCGGTGATGATTCAGCGGGTACGGGAACAGGATATACTCCGGAGGCCTCTTCTGAAACATTCGCGTGCTTTGGGATGGAGTCACATCCAGATAAGACGTACTACCGACCGAAAGCAATGCAATTCTTGAAAAGGCTTCATTACCTGGGACTCCCAGGTGGAATTGCCTCTTGCTATAGGACATTGGGCAGTTGCTTGAGCTTAGAGCGACTTGCTGTCAGGCCCAATGAGTGGAATAAGTTCGCGTACATCATCCAGGCGCTGTCGAAGCTAAACAACTTAAGCTTTAACCCGAGATTTGCTCAAACTGTGGACTTTCTGGCCCGAGGCGATAAGCTAAGGCTGGGAGCGGACATGACTCCCCAAGAGGTGTCAACTGGCGCTGGGAAAGCCGGTGCACGACTATTGCGGGAGGACGCGCGGCACTCATGGAAGGACACAGGCACAGCTTTTGTTGATTGGCCCGTTAACGGGGTCCTGCGAGGGGAAACCTTACCTCCTCACGGTTTAGAACTCTTTAGGAGAGTTTATGGTTGTGACTACCCAGTCACCAGGTAGTCTGTTCACGCGAG